TCATACGAGATCTAAGGATCAACTATGAAGTGATTGTGATGAAAACGCTAGAGGCTGACGATGCTATGGGTATCTACGCCACAGCACACCCCGGCAACATGATTGTCTCACCTGATAAAGATATGAGACAGATTCCCGGCAAACTATACAACCTAACCGACACTACCTACATCACACCAGAAGAGGGTGCAAGATGGCATCTGATTCAGACGCTAGCAGGCGACCAGACAGATGGTTACAGTGGTGTACCGGGTATTGGTGTAAAGAGAGCTGAAACTTTGTTTGACAAAGAGGGATACAGCTGGCAAACAGTTCTAAAAGCCTTTAACGATAAAGGATTGACTGATGCAGATGCTTTACTCAATGCTAGGCTTGCCAGAATACTTACACTAGATGACTATGATACCAAAAGACAAGAACCAATCCTCTGGACGCCCGAAGTTTCCTTTACCATTGACGACGGAGCAAGACTTCAAGATGCGAGTTATTGAGGATAACTTACGTAAGAATTATGATAAGAAGGAAGACATCATCATTGTCTTTCTTGCTTTACAAAGACAGAACTTTGCACTGTCCAACGCATTGAAACAACTACTAGAAAACGCAATTATTTATTAAATGTCTAACTTAATCTCCCGTACTGGCAGGGTTGAGTCTTGGATAGAAGATCCTACATCAAGACTCCCTGTGTCATGCACAACCTTCGTTGTTGAAGACAGCATGGAAGGTCCAAACGGCATTGAAGCTAGTTGGAGATTCGCAAGCCACGCACTACGTTATGGTGCAGGCTGTGCAATCCACCTATCTAAGCTTAGACCAGCCGGAACAACAAACGACAAAGGACTTGTGGCTACTGGCCCAGTCAGCTTTGGCAAAATATACTCTGCTTTCAACGAGGTACTTCGTAGAGGTGGAGCCTATAAAAATGGTGCTATAGTATTGCACCTTGATCTATCTCATCCAGATGCGGTAGAATTTATAACAGCAAACAGATCTGAATTACCTTGGGTCAAAAGATGTGTCGACATTGATGAAGACATGTGGAAGTTTGCAACTCAAACTACAAAGGATGCTTTACTTTATGGAATCAAATCAGGAGATGTCTGGCTCAACAAAATCAGATACGACAATACCGGGGAGCGTATCTATGGGAACGTCTGCCTTGAAGTATACTTGCCCTCACGTGGAACTTGCTTGTTACAGCATGTCAATCTCGGTGCCTGTACACTCGACAACCTACAAGAGGCTTTCGTATCAGGCATGTCCGAGTTGTGTGATCTCCATGGCCGGACAGGTGTTGGAGAATCTGGAGAATACCTTGCCCCAAGTGTTGACAGACAAGTGGGACTTGGAGTGCTCGGTCTTGCCAACTTCCTCAGACGTTACAACATCAGTTACAAAGACTTCGGAGAAGCACTCCGTCTTATCAACAGAGGACATAGTGCAACCAACGAAGCCGGTATGGCGGCTACTGCCCTCAATCAAGCAATTTTTGAAGCGAGCCAAGTAGCACACAAAAACAATATGGTAAGGGCGTTCGCTATTGCACCCACTGCCAGTTGCAGCTATCGCAGTGAAGACCTAGACGGCTTTACATGCACACCCGAGATAGCACCACCAATAGCAAGAACCGTAGACAGAGACTCCGGCGAGTTCGGAGTAAAACAAGTACGCTACGGAGACGTTGAGATAGCAAGTGAAGTAGGATGGGACGCATACAAGCGTGTAGCAGACGAAATCATGACGATGCTCGATAGGACAGGATTGCTTCATGGCTACAGCTTCAACTCTTGGAGTGATGTAGTTACATACAACGAAGCATTTATAGAGGAGTGGCTAGGAAGCTCACAAACCTCTTTGTACTACAGCCTTCAGGTAATGGGCGATGTTCAGGACAAGTCTGATGCTTACGCAGCGTTAGCAGACACTGATATTGACAGTTACTTAGATGGTATTTTAAATGAAAACAAAATCGAATGTGACTGCGAACAATGAACCCATACACAAAACTACAAAACAGAAAACGAACATGGACACCAGTCCAACCCACAAAAGGAGTATTAAAAGAAGGTGCTGAAGAAACCATCAAGCGTGCACTCGCAATACGTCATATGGAGCTACCAGTTGGAGAATTTATTTCTCAGGGACTGGAGAGGACTGTCCCGTCAACAGCGAGGGCACTTCTTGAATCTAACGTACAAGACGAGATTAAACATGATCTCGCACTTGGCTTCATTGTTGATGCCCACGGGGCTGATCCTAAGTCTGAGCTCGAAGCTAAGAGGTTAAGAGATGCTTGGATCGAACACCCTGATCATACTATCACAAAAGCCCTCGTTGCAGAGCGAGCTATATTCTTTGTTCTACTACCTATGTTTCGCTTTCTTGGTGATGCTGCTCTCAGAACAGTATCAGCTGATATATCCAGAGATGAACAGATCCACGTTGCGACAAATAGTCTCGTATGTGCTGAGTTGGGGCTTGTTCCTAGCTCTTCTTTGGATAAGCTTCGGAAGGCAACTATACAATGGGTACTACAACCCCTAACAGAAAACCATACTGATAAATATTTAAGCAAAAAATTTTGGCTGGATGCGAGCGATCAGTTAATGTATCAAGGCAAAGCCCCACAGTTTTCTGACACAAAAGCAGCTCGTATGCCAGCATTTTTTGAACATGCAAACACCAACCTCCCTCAATACGCTTAGTTTTCATTCAGATAAACTAGAGAAATTAGTAGAGGATCTGGAATCCAAGTTCGCTTGGTATCCCGTCCACCCCAAGGAGGATTTAGCCTCCATCATGTATCGCTCTGGACAACAGGAAGTGGTACAATATATTAAATCAATACTAGAGGAATAAATTATGTGTAGAGGAGGTTCCCCTACCCCATTACCAGCACCAGCTCCTATACAACCAAGGCAGCCAGACTTAGTTCGTAAGTCACAGCTTCCCGGTAAAAAAGAGTTGGTAGATCCAGAAGATATTGCTGATGTAGAATACGGCACAGGATCAGGTAGAGAGAGCAAGGATGCCAGAGGAGCTGCAAAGCGAATGGGTACTGATGCTCTAAAAATTAACCTAAATACAGGAGCCGGTGGAGAAGCTGCCGGAGGTTCTGGAGGATTAAATGTATAAGGCAAGAGAAAGATACTCAATGCTAACGTCAGGTAGAACACAGTTTCTAGACACAGCCGTTGAGTGTTCTGAACTTACCTTACCATATCTTGTTAAACAAGACGATGATGCTAGAGGCAAAAAGACTCTACTCCAACCCTACCAGTCAGTCGGAGCCAAGGCAGTGGTGACACTTGCAGCTAAACTTATGCTTGCAATACTACCACCACAGACAGCCTTCTTCAAACTACAGGTAAGAGACGACAAGCTAGGCGAAACACTAGATCCTATGATGCGTAGTGAACTAGACCTATCATTCTCCAAGATAGAGAGACTGATCATGGACTACATTGCTGCATCTAGTGACCGTGTCGTCGTACATCAAGCTTTAAAACATCTTATCGTATCTGGCAATGCCCTTGTTTTCATGGGCAAGGATGGTCTAAAGCACTATCCACTAAACAGATATGTTGTAGAAAGAGATGGTAACGGTAACGTTATAGAAATACTTACAAAAGAATTAGTAAGTCGTAAGGTATTGGGTATAGCACCCCCACCTAACGAAGAGCCATTAGGCGAATACAGTGCTGAAGAAGACGACGCTGAGGTATACACCTGTGTTAAGATGGATGAGAGTAGCGGTAGCTGGAGATGGCATCAAGAAGTGGATGGAATGATCCTAGAAGGTAGCCAGAGCACAGCACCGAAGAACGCCTCACCATGGTTAGTGCTTCGATTCAATACAGTAGACGGAGAGGATTACGGACGTGGCAGAGTAGAGGAGTTTATCGGAGACTTAAGAAGTCTTGATGGATTGTCCCAAGCTCTCGTAGAGGGAGCAAGTGTGGCAAGTAAAGTTGTCTTTCTTGTCTCACCATCTGCGACAACCAAGCCCGGAACACTTGCCAAAGCTGGCAACGGAGCTATCATACAGGGTAGACCAGAAGATGTAGGAGTCGTGCAAGTCGGTAAGACAGCAGACTTTGCTACAGCTGCAAACTTAGCAGCACAATTAGAGAAAAGAATCCTCGAAGCGTTCTTAGTTATGAATGTAAGAAATGCAGAGAGAGTTACAGCTGAAGAAGTACGACTTACTCAGCTAGAGCTAGAGCAATCCCTCGGCGGACTGTTCAGCTTACTAACGGTAGAGTTTTTAGTACCCTACCTCAATAGAACTTTGTTAATACTACAGAGATCTAACCAGATACCAAGACTACCTAAAGATGTCGTCAGACCTAAGATAGTAGCTGGTATCAACAGTCTAGGTAGAGGACAGGACAACGAATCCCTCACTAGATTTATAGGAACTATTGCACAGACACTAGGACCAGAAGCTTTGATGAAGTTTATTAACCCAACCGAAGCAATCAAACGACTAGCAGCTGCACAAGGTATAGATGTTCTCAATCTTGTACGTACAAACGAAGAGCTAGAACAACAGAAACAAATGTTGATGCAAGACAAGTCACAAATGTCACTCGTCGATCAAGCCGGTCAACTTGCTGGTACACCAGTCATGGACCCTAATAAAAACCCACAACTAGCCGAGCAAGCAGCAGCAGTATTACAAAACATAGCCCCACCACAAGAATAGAATGGCAGTAGAAGAACAAACATTTACAGTAGATACATCAGTACCTACAGAAACTTTAACTGACAACCTTACCACTGACGAGCAAGACTCTCTTGCCGTCGGTGAAAAGATGGTTGCCGAACAGGAACAACTGTTAGCTGGTAAGTATAAAGATGCCCAAGAGCTTGAGAAAGCTTACATGGAGCTACAAAGTAAACTGGGTGAGAAAGACAAAGAAGATACAGAAACAGCTAGTGCTACAGACGATGAACCAGAGGAGCCTAAACTCTCCGATGGTGCTAGTCTTATAACAGACGCACAGAAAGAGTACTATGATAATGATAATAAATTATCTGACGAGACTCTAGCTAAGTTTACAGAAATGTCTAGCTCAGATTTATTACAAGCTTACATGGAGCTAAACGCTAACAACCCAGCAGAACCAATCGTAGAAACTGCTGACATATCTGATGCTCAAATTTCTGAGATTAAGGAGTCAGCTGGTGGAGACAAAGCTTATGCAAACGTAGTCAACTGGGCTAAAGATAATCTTGATAACTCCCAGACCGCAGCCTTCGATGAAGTTGTCAATACTGGTAGCGTACAAGCTATCAAGCTAGCAGTCGCTGGACTTAAAGCAGAGTATGATAAAGCTAACGGAGTAGAAGGTAGAATGGTAACAGGTAAAACAGCACCACCAGCAAGCGGTGATGTATTCCGTAGTCAGGCTGAGTTAGTATCAGCTATGAATGACAGAAGGTATGATAGCGACCCTGCCTACAGGCAAGATGTTATCGAAAAACTTGACAGATCCAACTTAGACTTTTAGGAGTTACAAAAATGCCGATGGGAAAAGGAACCTATGGTTCAAAGAAAGGTAGACCACCAGCTAAGGGGAAGAAGAAGAAGATCAACCCAAAGCTCGCAAAGCTGCCACCAAAAGTTGCAGCTGCAATCACTAAGAACATGAACAAAAAAAAGAAAAAGTAATGGGAAATCGTATATCAAGTCCGGGAGATTCCTACTATCAAGGTAAAGGTAAAAGTGATGTTACAGATACCGATTTAGGTAAGACTAAAACAACACCTGAGCAAGATAAGGTAATCAATTCTCTTATGCTGCGTCGAGCAAGACTTGACAAAATGAAAAAGAGAAACCCTAACGGACCAAACGTAGCATAATGGCTGTTAAAAAGAAGAACGTCAGTCTCAAAATGGGCAAGCATAAGTCCCGTTCTGGTGGACTGACAGCAGCCGGTAGAAAGAAGTACAATGCTGCTACTGGCTCTAACCTCAAAGCACCACAACCCGGAGGCGGTGCACGTAAGCGTTCTTTCTGTGCTCGCATGAGTGGAGTAAAAGGACCAATGAAAAAACCTAACGGCAAGCCTACAAGAAAAGCTCTTGCTTTACGTAAGTGGAAGTGCTGATGAAAGATATTAAGCTCCACAGATTCAAAAGCGACAGAAGATTAACACCTTTTGCTCCTGAGTGGGACTATAGAATTATCGAAGGAGTAATAGAGAATGTAGACTTTAATTACATAGCAAAGTATTTACTAGAAAAGAAAGACGAAATTCTAAAACTAGATGCAACTCATGATGGTTCTACTGGTTTAGGTAAAGACACTACTACTGCTAGGCATACTAACTTCAACATTTTTAATTTTAAAGATGCTGAAATTAATAAGTTAAAAGCAAACATTACAAGTCTACATAATACATTATTGAATCAAATGGGTATGGCGGACGCTATACCTTACATAGATTTATATACTCAATGTTGGTATAACGTGATGTCTAAGGGACAACAGATCTCTATTCATCAACACGATATTTCACCAAAGTCTTACCTAGGTGGTCACATCTCTGTTCAATGTGAAGATACTTTTACTGGATATTGCCACCCAGCTTTTGTCAACTTATTAGGCAAGAGCACAAATGATAAAGCTTTTGTACATGAGAGTAATAATACAGTAGGAAAGATAACACTGTTTCCTGATTATATTCCACACTTTACCAGTCTTCATCAAGGAAATCGAGAAAGAATAACTATCGCTTTTGACATTTTTAACGAACAACCCACACCTAATTTTATAAAACTATGATAGAAATACGAGATAATTTCTTAACTGATGATGAGTTTAAAGTTGTTACCGAGATTCTCAACCCTAAATTTGTACCTTGGTCATTCCAACCAGTTGTACCTGATGAAGAGTCTAATGTAGATAAAACTGATAACTTTCAATTTTCATATACAATACTTCCCGA